CCCAAAGAGTATGTTCTGCTGAGAAAGCTAGCGACATTTATTTCAAACGAACTCAACGATAAGGCAGCATCCCAATGAGTGATATCGAAGTTGGCTTAAGACTTAAAGCAGACAACGATGGACTTGTGCGCGGTGTAAAGAAATCGCGAGACGAGATTGAGAAGTTTGGCAATGAAACCGAACAAGCTGGCCGTCAAGCATCACGTGCGTCCTCACAAATCGATTCTGTTGAACGCTCTATATCAAGCATCAAGACAACGACCCTTGGGCTTGGAGCATCGTTAGCGGGCGCATTTGCTCTTCGAGATATCTCCAACTACGCAGACCAGGCAACACTTATAGAGAATAAGCTGCGAGACGTTTCTGAAAGCACAGAGGCGCTTGAAGTAGCACAGAAAGCGCTACTACAGGTTGCCAACGAAACCAGAACTGAATTTTCATCCTCCGTTGCCCTATATGCCACTTTACAGCGCAACGCGCGTTCTTTGGTTGAGACCGACCAAGACCTTGTGGACATAGTAAAAACAGTCAATCAGTCCTTCGCTCTGAGCGGTGCCACTATCGCATCAGCTAACGCTGCGATAGTTCAGCTTAGCCAGGGCTTGGCTTCGGGAACGTTACGAGGCGACGAGTTTAACTCAGTTGCTGAGCAAGCCCCTGAAATACTCAATGCTGTTGCAAAGTATCTGAAAGTAACAAAAGGTGAGCTTCGGGAAATGGCTGCTGAGGGGCAAATTACTGCTCGTGTTGTCGTTGAATCTTTAGCATCTGCTGCGGATGAAATTGATGCCCGATTTTCAAAAGCCACAGCCACAATTGAGCAAAGTTTAACGGTAGCCAAAAATAACCTTACCGCGTTTATCGGAGAGCAAGACGAGGCGCTTGGCGTTTCTGAATCTCTCACCGCCGCCATCACTACGCTTGGAAACAACATAGAAACCGTTGCAGATATCCTTGTAGCTGCCTCAATTGTTGTCGGAGGGCGCTACGCAGGGGCACTCACGAGCGCTGCGATTGCGAAAGGTGTACTCATTAGACAAGCACTCATAGCAACCCCTGCAGTTACTGGGCTTAGTGCCTCATTAGGGGTTCAGGCTAGCAGAGCGACAGCTTCTACCATCGCCACTAATGCGTTAGCGCTAAGTATGCGAAGTCTCAACAGCGCTTTACTTTTGCTGGGTGGGCCAGCTGGTATAGCAATAGCTGCAGGCGCTGCTCTTCTTTACTACACAAGCAAGCAAGATGACGCACAAGTAGCGACTAGCGAGCATAGCGAGAAAGTAGCAACGCTCGTGAGTCGTTTTAAAGAGCTTAATAAAGTTCAGCGTCAAGGCGAAATAGACAAACTGAATGTTAAAGAGACGCAGCAAAAAGAAAAATTGCTTGCTCTTCAAAAAGCATATTCAGATGAGCAAGAAAGACAGGCTGCAGCCAATAGAAACGCAGCACCTGCAACTAATCAGTTTTCAGGTATCAGCCAAGCAGTAAGTAATTCTAACGCCCTAGGGAGTATCTCTACAGAGATTGAGGCGCTTAAGAACGACTTGGTAGAAACGCAATCACTCAAAGAAAAGTTACTGAGTGTTGATGACGCGGCTAAACAAGAAGAGCGCCTTACCGCCAAATCACGTTCTGAAGGCGTCAAGCGATTAGAAGATTCAATTGCCGCATATGAAAAGGATACGGACAACTACAGCCGTCAATTGCAAGTGAAGCAACAAGTGCTGGCTGGCAATCTGACTGCCGAAGAGGCCGCAATCTACGAATCAATGTGGCGAACTGAAGACGCCATGAATGAGCAGTACGCCCGCCTTAAAGAACAGGTAAATGAGTTCTACGACAGTGAAATCCAAAAAGCGACAGGTAACAAAGAGCTTATTGCTCAGCTTGAGCAGGAAAAAGCCGACAAGCATCTAGAGATCAAGCGCAACCAGCAAGAAAACGACCGTCTTCTCCAGGAGCAATTTCAGCTTGATATGTCCCAAACCAATCAAACGTTTTGGGAAAAGATGCAAGGCCATATAGAGCAGACTACCGATAACTTTGATGCCATGTGGGGCCAGACGTTTGATCGTTTCGCATCGGGTATTGGCGACGCAACTGCGACGGCGCTGTTTGAGCAACAAAGCTTTGGCGATGCTATGAAGAGCATTGCCAAAGGTGCTCTTCAGTCTCTGGTGTCAGGTCTGGTCGAACTGGGCGTCAAAAAGCTCGCGCTTTTTGCGATTGAGCAAGGCATACAAAAAATGGGGGCTGCATCCAATATAGCTACGGCGACAGCAACTGGGGCATCTATGGCTGCAGCCTATGCGCCAGCCGCCGCCGCTGCGTCTCTTGCATCATTCGGCTCGAACTCAGCGCCCGCTATGGCAGGCATGTCTGCAGCCGCTGGTGCAGCTGTGAGTATTCTAGGTATGGCTCACGATGGTATTGGCCGCGTTCCCGCTTCTCACGAAGGGACATGGCTACTTCGCAAAGACGAGATGGTTCTTAACCCCGCTCAAGCGGATAACTTTGGGCACATGGTCGATGCAGCGCGAGGCATGAAACAAGGCAGCCAAGGCAATACAACCTTTCAAGCGACATTCAACATAGACGCAACTAATGCGGTACCAGGCATGGAAGAAAAAATACGCGAGAGCGTGGAAATGGCGCAGCTGCAGTGGCAAGCCCAGTTGCGAGAAGACTTTTCTAATGGTGGCGAATTATCGCAAAGCTTAAGTGGGACGATGGCCGCATGAATGAGATTTTTGATTTTCCTCAACTTCCCGTTAGCCGTTGCCTGTTTGTTCCTCAGTTCAATACCAAAATGAACAGAAGTTCATTTAACGGTTTTGAGCATATTGTCGAGAACCCAGGCGAACGATGGATTGTTTCTTACAAGTTTTCAGTGCTGACATTTGAAGAATGCAAGGTGCTGAAGGCGCACTTAGCTCACTTGCGCGGCCCTGTTAATAAAACGCGTTTGTACGACACAACCTTTAATCAACAAAGCGGATTGTGGGCAGGCGTTCCTAGAGTAAATGGTGCAGGCCAGTACGGCATGATGTTAAACGCCGATGGGTTTGTACCCAACCTTTTGGTTGCAAGTGCAATGGACCGCTGTGTGATTGGCGAGCAGCTGCTTGAGATTAGGCAAGACTGCTATGCCGATGAGTTTGGTCGCACCACGCTTTACTTTACAAACGAATTACGCGAGCCCGCCACAGACAACAGCATTATTCAAAGCGATGTTTCTTCGCTTAAAACCATCGCGCGATGGATTAAACCAGAACAAATACAGCAGCTGTCTGGCAACCGCCGTTTGTACCGCAATATTACGCTTGATTTTGAAGAGGCATTCACATGATTGAGAGCGCAATTTCACCCACGATGTTAGAAGCCGCACAGGCAAGCCCGTCACGCTTGCTCGCCTTTGCAGAATTAAACTTTAAGTCTGGCTGGGTAAGAGTTCACACAGGTGTGGGCTCCCGCGTTTATAACGGGCAGACCTATCTAGGCATTGGTGAGCTTGGCAGCATTGGCAGAGTTAGAGAGAACGCGAGCCAAAGTGGCAACAGAACCACGCTTTCACTTGTTGTGCGTGACCCATCGTTACTCAGTGAAGTCATGAACGAAGACCCCAACGGTCGCGAGTGTTTCATCCATCTAGTCGCGTTCGATGAGAACCGCCAAATAACAGAAGGCGCTGATTATTTTATCGATGCAGAAATGGTTGACCTAAAAGTTATTACAGGTAAACGCGCCGCGAACAAACCTGCGGTTATCAAAATCACTATTAACGACTGGTTCGAGCGATGGGCTCAACCTGTCGAAGTGGTAAAAACCACCGATGCAGCGCAGCAAGAACTTCACCCGGGAGACCGATTTTTTGACCTTGTAGAAGTGATCGCAGGCTCCCCTCTTTCCAGCCTTCCAGTTAAGACAAATTACGGCGGTGGCGGTAGACGTTCAACGCGCGGTAGAAGCGGAGCCCACCAACGATGAGAAACAAGAACTGGCCAGAAAAGCTTGTCACTTACCTGCAAGAGAATTTAGACACCCCGTTTGAGTGGGGCACGTTTGATTGCTGCTTGTTCGCTGCAAATGCTGTTCACGCGATGACAGGAAAAGATTTTGCCGAACCGTTTAGAGGTAAATACACCACTGAAAAAGGGGCAGCCAAGGCATTAATTAAATATGGTCATGGCGATATTAAAAGTACGTTAAATGCCATATTTGGTCCGCTTAAACCCCGTTTAAACGCAGGTCGCGGTGACTTGGTGCTTGTTGAAACCGACACGGGTGATGCCTTAGGGGTTGTTGCTAGCGGCAAAATTTGGGTGGCGACACTAAATGGCCTTGCCACTATGCCATTGAATCGCGCATTAGGTTGTTGGAGTGTGCCATGCCACCAGTAGCTGTCGGTGTTGCATTAGGGTTGGGAGCCGCAGCGGTAGGCGCTTCGGTTACGGTTTTAGGTGTTGGTCTTTCAGCTGCACTAAGTGCAGTGGCAATTGGCGTTGGCGGAGCTGCAGTAACGCATTTTCTGGGTGATGCCCTTACACCCGATATGGGCGACTATGCATCTGACCCTGCCACTGACCAGTCGTTAAATACCAACGCTAACGATGTAAGAAAAATAGTGTATGGCGAGGCGCTAGTAGGCGGCAAAATCGTCGGCTATGCCAAGCCCACTATCGGTGGTGATGACTACCACATAATGGTGCTTCACCTTATTGGCCATCCGTGTGAGAGCGTAGATATTTATGAAATAGAGGGGAAAACCAAGAGTGAGCTTTCAGGTTTAGTTTCCAGCCGAATCTATTTAGGCGACCAAACCACAGTGTGCCCACTTGCTAACCAATATATCAGTGGGTGGACATCGGAACATATAGGCGTAAACCAAACCTATGTGACGTTAAAAATTAAAGTTGATGATGAAGCGTTCCCGAGCGGGCTAAACGAAATTAAATTCGTTGTTCGTGGCCACAAGGTTTACGACCCCAGAAAAGACACAACACAAGGTGGTGATGGTGAGCAGCGTTTCGATGATGAATCAACATGGGAGTGGTCAAGCAACCCAGCACTATGTAGTTACGACTGCTTACGCCGTTACGGCGCAAAGCCTGTTCCTCGTCGACGCCTTCCTATGGACTTTATTGCTGTTACCGCCAACTACTGCGATGAACAAGCTATCTACAGAGACGCAGAGGGCAATGAGCAAACAGGAACGCGCTTTGAGGTTAACGGTGTTTTAAACAATGGCATGCGCCAACAAGACATGCTTAATCAAATTATGGCGTGCATGGGAGGCAAACCCTATCGTGTAGGTGGTGTCGTCTACTTTAAGCCCGCTATGTATGCTGGCCCAGCAACAATAGTCATTGACGTAGATAACGACTCAATGACGTTTCCAGAGTACCGTCCTCATCGCCCTTACAAAGAAAAAATTAACACGGTCAAAACCGAGTTTGTTAGCCCAAATCACAAGTGGCAAATGACCAATGCCCCTGTGGTAAAGAGCGCCGAGTACCGCGAAAACGACGGTGCTTACTTAGAGTCAAACCTGCGCTTCACGCTAATAACCCGCGACCATCAAGCGCAGCGAATAGGCAAACTGGCAATGGAGCGTAGCCGCGCGGGTTTTATGGCTACACATATTGTCCCGGGTGTTAGGCTAGATATCATTCCTGGTACATGTATAAAGTTTGTTGATGTCGAAACAGGCGTGAGTAAAGAATTTACCGTTGAAGACAGAGACTTTGATACTGAAAAACATCAGACCAAACTGCAGCTAATAGAAGATGGCCCGCAGATTTACCCTGACAGCTTTGAAGCTGCTGAAGGCGACTTAACGCCAAACACATCATTGCCAGATGCTACCGTTGTCCAGGCTCCTGAAAATTTACAGTGGGCAACCACCCCAAATGACAGCTGGCGGCAAGGTGTTTTAACGTGGGACCATCCATCGCCGGCTAACGTGATCAGCTATGTTGTTTCAGTCAGCAACAAAGACAGCCAAACACCCGAGACTCAACTAACATTTACGCCTGCAAACAGAGCTCAGAGCTTGGCGCACTTGCCTGTTGGTGTTTATACCGTAGCGGTATCTGCACGAAACCGATTTAGAACCAGTCCAGGCATCGGACGAGACATTACTATTGGAGTACCGTCGACGCCCACGCAAGGTGTGGTAGTAAATGTGTTGCCTGGTCGCATTGTGATTAACGGCCCTACTCTTCCCCATAACAACGCAACATATGAATGGAAGTACTCCTATGATGGCGATGATCAGGAACATTTCGATAGCGCCATTTATATGGGTAAAGGCGACACCGTTACTATTACAAACACCCCACACGACGGCATTATCTATGTTTGGTATCGGCTTGTTGATGGCGACCAAGTAGACCCGAATTGGCTAGGCTTCAGTGTTGCCGATTTGATAGGTACCACGTTCGACAGAGTAGACCCAGAAATCATATCTCGAATTCAATGGCCAGGCTTACCAGCGGCGCTGGGTGATCATATCGATGCTATCACTAATGATGTGGAGTATTGGAGCACGCAAACCAGCGAGCAAGGTGACGACTACCAGCAGCTTATATACAACGTTACCGAGGCGGTAAGCGCCAACCAGATAAACAGCACAGAGATAATCGGGCTGAAACAGAAAGTAGGTACCAAAACCGTCTCAGCACAATTTACCGAGTTCAGGCAGGTGAATATCGGTTATGAAGATGAAAACGGCGATTGGATAGTGGGTGCGCCCCTAGTTCGAGCTTTCGACGAAGTAAAGGTCGTCAACAAAGATGGACAAGAACTCTCAGTGATCAACTTCATGCAAGCACTTGAAAGTCAGATTGGTGAGTTAGGCGGCACTTATTACCTTGGCGTTGTAGATGAAAACGAAAATTTCACAGGGCTTAGCATCCAGGGCGGTAATGGCGACAGTGACATACTGCTTTACATGGATAACCTCCGATTTGCCAGTACTGCAGGTGAAGTCTTCTTATGGTTGAACACTATTAGTGGGCGATTGGAAATAGGTGCAAACACAGAGTTCACAGGCACGTTAAGAGCAGCTAGAGAAGTTACAATTCTAGAGCATTTTATGCGAGTTCAAGACTATGGTGGTTTCGGACCAGACAACTTAGTTATTTGGGAAGGAGATCCTATCTTAGATGGTAACGGACAGCCCGACTATGCTCAGCTGCGCAAATCAAATGGTAAATATGGTTGGAAAGACAGTTTTGCTAATGAATATCTAGGGGGCTCGCTATCAACGGGCGAGTTAATTAACGGTGGTGACTCAACGCTTCTAACTCTTAACCCGTCAGTTGAAGTTGGCCCTTTCACTACCAACGGCAACCCTAAAACGGTCAGTTGTAGTTTCAACTGGCGAGGTACCTACACGTGGGATGAGGCGTGCCCAACAAATCAAGACTTTGTGCCTGAAGCGACGGTTATACTAGAGCGCAGTACAGGTGGAGGTGGATGGGCAGAACTGCAACGTCAAGTTTTTAATGGGGATGTTAACTACCGCGAGTTTGATGATTTTGAACATGGAGTAACAACGTGCACAATGCAGGAAATTTCTGGTGGTTCATTTACTTACACTGACACCAGCACCTCACTAGCAACATTCGCATACAGACTGCGAGTTGAAGGTCAACAGCGTGCTCTACTGCAACAATTCATTGATTCTCAACGATTGAGTTTAATAAGCGTAGAGGGGCGTCCGTCATGACCGCAGTGAGAGAGTTCCCAAGCGTTACGCTTACAGACAACAGTAATCTGGTACAGATAAACACTAACGATTCTAACTTTTCAGTAGTGCCGGGAAGTGTGATTTTTATCGCAGGGGATAGGCCGCGAGTGGTTACAAGCGGAAACACCGTTAATCGTACTTTAACGCTGGCCATTGCTTATACGGGCAATGACATAGTAGAGAAAAGCGCAACCCTAATACCGCTTGGTCAGAACGATGCTTTATTGTCCGCTATCACTTCACTAACACAAGCACAGAACGGACTAGCCGAAGCATACGGTGACGGTCCTGGTAATGTTAGTGAAATTAGCTTTTCAATGATTGTCGACCCACCAACAACGGCTACGCAGTGGCCTACGTGGACGCAAGTACAGGGTGATATAAATGAAGTACTCCCTGAGACAGCAAAGCGTTTCCCCAATTTTCCCGAGATTGGTGGCAAGGTTTCTGTTGAGCAATTGCCCAATAATATCGACACAGATAACAAAAGAACGCAGGCACTAAGCCCACCGTTAAAACGCGAACCGAGTATTAGTCAAATACTGACTGATTACCCTACTTTAAAAAGCACCGAAGTTCGCCCAACTGAGTCACCAAACAACAAGCGCCTTATTCAATTTGATGATGTGCGCGGCGAAGTCCACGTGGCGTTAACCGATAGATGGTTCACCATACCTACCACTATTGCTAGTCGTTCGTTCCCGATTTTTTACCGGGGTTTGATACTGCGTTTTAATAACAACAGTTCGTACAGTGGCAACATCAAGATGCGCGTATATCCAATGGGTACAGGCGGTTTAGGTTTGCCTAATAACCCCACGCTGGCTAATCACCAATGGCACGAGTACGAAACAAGCGTTACGAACCTTTATAAAATCGGTGAATTTAATAGCGAGTATTTTGAAGGGATTATTGAGTACATTGAATTAGACAACGGTTGGCATCAGTTCGATGTAAACCAATCTGATGTAAGTTCGCTTAATGCTAAGTTTGATACTGCTTTCGGTACATTCCGATCACCCTTTAGAACGTTTTATCAAAAAGCGGATGGCTATTGGTACAGCGAAGATATGTTCCCCGACACCTTAGATGAAATTGGTCCAAGCTGGGCGCAGGATGCAAATAACCCCCGCGTGTTTACTGTTACTGATGCAACAAGCGGTAGCGATGCTTTACGTTTCTTTGATGATAGTTTTGATGAGTTTCAATTTGAGCTGGTCATTATTGCAGAGTACCTAAGCAACACCCTCGCGCTAACCATTTCTAATAGCGCCCCCAACAAAATGTATTACTCCGGTTCGGGCAGATTTATTACTGATGAGCGCATTTATTTTAAGCGAGCAGGCAGCAACGTAACAGGCGCTATAACCGTTGAGTCAATTAAGATGAGAATCCCCCACTATGGATAGGTTGTTTGATATTAACTTGGCGGCGGCACCTCATTGGACCGATGGCCAAGAGTGGGCAGAGTGTAACCCAGCGCAAGAACTAGAAAATATTTACAGCCGTGAATTTAGTGGTAGTGAGGAAGACGATCCAGAGTATCGCGTAGACCCTGGGGATAATTTCTTTATCGGCTCACACCCTGACAATGTAAGAGATTGGACCCCTAGAACCCTGCCATGGAATTTTAACGTTGATAAAGGCCGTGATGGTAATCCACTGTCTTTCTATTTTGGCCTGCAAGTCGGTGAGCGTGACATTGACACGAACCTTGATAACCACAGCCCATGGATTCAAAAAGTAAGCGGTGACTTAATTATCCTTAGCGTTAACTATCACCGCTTTTTCGGCATTAAAGCTAAAGATTCAGACCCGTTTATAAAACTGGCATCCGATAACCGAGGTGGAGAAGTTCACGGCGCTTTATTAAGTAACGCTGGCCTCATAGACACACAGGGCTACGCAATGTTTGATTGGATTTTACGTAAACTCACGTTTATCAATACCATCTTTAAAGTGCTAGATATTCCTATTGGTTCGAGCAATGTATCAACACAGGATTTCGATATATCTGGTACGGGTGACATTGGCATGGTAATTCGTGCTGGTCATTCAGAGATGGAAGTTATAGGCGGCACAATCACTAACGACAACCATGAGTTTAGTGAAAACGAAACACTTCTATATGGATTGGAGATAGAGCAGGGCGCAAAAGCCATCGTTCGTGAAGTACGTACAGTAGGTTTTAGCGGTAACGGCTTTAAGTTCGGTTGCGAAGTTGATGTAAAAGGACTGCACTCTACTCGTGATGGCGCGGGTATTGAGTTTTCAGAGATATCTACCGCTCGTGATTGTATGGTTAGCTGGACTCGCCAATTGTCGGGTGACAGCTTCGCTTATTACTTCCACAAAGACGGTGAATTAAATAACTGCGGTTGTAACCTCGATGAGGTGGGAGGTTTGGGCGTAGTTGTTATTGGTCCTAACGCTACAGTTACCATTAATGGTGGTGATTATCGAGCGCACCTGCCACTACCGTTCCTATCAGCACAAGGCACTTGCACCATAGTTTTAAACAACGTCACAGTTAATGGCATTCTCTACAACGAAACCATTGAATTGTCAGAGGGTGAAGCTTGGCGAGGTGAAAAAGCTACGGTGACGATGGACCCGCTGCCAGTATACGCGAATAAAACGCTTTACTTGCCTTACATGCACATACCGCAACTTAACGATGCAATAGCGGTACAAGGTGCAGAAAGACCATTTCAAAGTGTTATTACTTTGCCTAGTGGTGCCAGAGTGTTACCTACAGTAAACGGTTCGGTTCGTTACATGCCTGCAGAGGCATGGCTTCACTTAGATCCAGGCGAAACAGCGGTTGACTACTTTAGGTATTCAACAGAAACGCTTATCTACATGCACCAGTTCACTATTCACGCATCCCCCGAAGTGGGCGCGAAGGTTGTGCAGCCAGATAGTTTCAACGGTTCGGGTTGGACTAAGAGTGGCGGCAATTACTACGCTGCAGGCACAAGCAACCCGTTAAGCGCAAGCTACAACTTTGAAGAAGATGAAGTCTATCAAATCTCGCTGAAGCTAGTAGACAAGAAAAGCGGTTCAGTCACGCCAAAAATCGGTACTGAGTTAGGGCAATACAGCCACAGCATTGAAGGTACAGAAGTATGGCTTATTCGTGCGCCAGCTAATGCCACACAAGTACAAATCACAGCTAGTGGCTATAAGGGTAACGTTCAAAATATTTATGTACGAAAACTACTAAGAACCGAAACCCCTTCAGTACCTACTTTAGAAGGTTCAGTGAATGGTTCAGACGTAGATTTAAGTTGGCGTATTAATCCTGTACGTAGACTACGGGATGACTTCACCGCTGATGTTCATATACAAAATCAAGAGTTAGCACAAAACACACAAGACGGTTACAGAAAATCTAGTAGTGGGGATTTAAGTTTCTTGTTTGAAGACGTATGGGTTCAAAACAGGCGTAATGGTATAACGCTGAAAGGTGCAATATCCCTAGAAGTTGATGGAATGGATTTCACAGGCGGTTACACAGGTCAGTACGATACTTGGCAAGTGGCTATTGTTGGTGACTTGTACGGCCCATTCGTTCAAAACCAGCAGCTATGCAACATAACCGCTGATTTGTACTTAGATTCAAACTACGGTGATTACACTTCTCAGTTTGGTAACTCAGACATCATAGTTATTAATAGCTCTAACTGGGATGAAGACAGCTTCTTATACAGTGCTCACATTTATAACCTAGATGGCAAGAACGCATCAGATGCTGTAACCGACCTTAAAAAGCGTACTGAAATGACTTACAGCCGTTTAGAGGGCGCTTGTAAAATTACTCGTACTCACAAACATGGGTGCGTAACGCTAGCTAATAATGAATACGTTCAAGGCTACGGTACAAGAGAAGTATTTTCACCGACCCACAGTGCAGCATATTTCGAGATATGGAATTGCACTGTAGATGGTGTTCGCTGCGTCACCGTTCCTCAAATGAACGACCAGAAAAAAGACTCTAACTATTACTTTGAAGGGCGAGGGGTACTAGGTGGTAAACGTAGTTCTATCGAGGTGCTTAAAACCTATCCCACACTGGATGATTTAAACCGTGCAGTAATGACAGATATGGAATTTGAAGTGTCAAGCAACGGAGGTTCTAGCTGGTCACCTTTAAATGTTCCTAATGTCGGGCTCCCTGGGGTCGTAGGTTGCTTCAAGCGTACTTTTTCACTTTCTTCAGGCACATATCAGATCAGATGCCGTTGCCTAAACGGTGCGCTAGTCGGCGCATGGTCTAACACAATTTCAATTACAGTATAGAGAGAATAAAAGAATGTCGATAGTTTTTGATACGAGTGGCCATATTACGGGTTTTCGTGCTGCCTTAACGGGTGATTTTGATATAGTTCTGCCCACTATTGAAGTAGATGGTAGCTCTAGAGCTATTTTTGGCATGAACTTAAGCAAGAATACTTTTTTGCAACTAAGGGGGTCTGAGACACGATTTAGATTTAATAATGGCAGCACCACAATAGATTTACCTCCCACCCCTTCGGGCGCTATTGTTTCTGATGGTAGAATTACGAGAGTAGGGAGCCTAGTCACTTTTACATTTAACGGCAACACAGGAACGGCTAACAGTACGGGCATAGTTGATATAGAAACATGGGGGATCATGGATGGTGGAAATTTCTTTGTAGGTAAAATGTCGGGCGTGGCCTCAATAACTGGTGATAGTGATGGAGTTATTACCCATGACTTCGAAGGTGGCGTCCAAGGCGATACGCAACTTACGAACACTTCAGGGGATTACGAACACGGAACGCTTACAGGTTTTACCACTGGCGGCTATGATGCGGTTTCAACGCCTACACCAAGCGTAGCGAATGCGGGTTCAGACCAAAGCAACATCAACGCTGGCGATACAGTAACACTAGATTCATCAGCATCAACAGGCGTGGTTAGCCGCTCATGGTCTGAGGTTACAAGCACAGGCGTAACACTTAGCGATAACGCCGCCGTAAGCCCCTCTTTTACTGCGCCGAGCTTTACCGAATTAACTGAAATCACTTTCAGGTTAACTACCACGGGTAGTGACGGCACAACAGATACCGACGATGTGAGTTTTTTTGTACTAGAAGATGGAGTGGTGGTAGCAGACCCCACAATCACGCTGGACAGTAAGACGTATAGCTATTACACAAGAAAAGCAGACATAAATGGCGAGGCTATTTTTCCTGTATCTGGTGTTATTACTGACCTACCCGCTGGGGCGGTAGCAGAGTATGAACTTGACGGTTCAGGTAATTGGTTCGCCATGCCGACGGATAGCAATGGAAATTTCTCGGACGATATAATCATTACAGGTCAGCAGAATCTTAAAGTAAGAGTTAGTACAAATACGGACGTTGTTGCATCCGCAAACTACTTAACCGCTGCACCGATATGGCTTGCATGGTGGCAATCAAATGAATCTGGTAGAGGTTCAAGCACTCAAAATAGTATACGCAACAATGAAATTACCGCAGGCATGGTTAGACCAACGTGCTTTAAAGACGGGGTATGGCAATACATTAATGACCCTACCAGCGAAGATAGCGGCGGCGGTTCAACGTGGATTCGTATAGCGGTTGAGTATGCAAAACTAGGTCAGCCAATCGGTGTTATCAACGTCGCGGTGGGAGGCACTGGTATTGAACGCTGGATTCCTTCTAGTAACGACTTATGGGATAGCCGAATTATTGCGGAAACCACAGAAGCAGATTGTGGTGGCGTTACTTATACAGCGTCATTAGGTGGTGAGTCTAACGTAGGCACCGACGGAGCTACATTACGTGCTTGGCTAGATGAAATGATTAACGCCTTACATACGGAATTCGGTAGTACTCATTATCTGACAGATATACCAAGAACTTATGAGAATGGTGCAAGCGACACTCTACGCGCCGAGTTTGATTATATAATTGAGAATAACCCTTACTGCCGATTTGGTGGTGACACTGAAGTTATTGATGTAGAAACTGACAGTGACGGAACGCATTTAAAAACAGGGGCGCAGATAAATGAAGCAGCGTTGATTCGTTTTGCGGCTTTTACTGCACCGGAAGAAGTACCCAACGTAGCCCCCACAGCAAACGCTGGCCCCGATCAGGCAGTAGCAGCAGCAACGCAATTCACGCTCGATGGTACGGGTTCGCAAGATACTGACGGCACTATAGTTGAATGGCGCTGGACGCAAACCGCAGGCGATACAGTAACACTTAACCTAGAAGACCCTGCACGGCCTACGGCAACGTCTCCAAGCAAAACAACGGCGCAGCGCTTAACGTTTCAGCTGGTTACTGTAGACGATGAAGGTGCAGTTAGCTCCTCTTCCCTAGTTAACATTGACGTTGCTGCAGTAGTACAAAATGATGTACTCAACATTATCGACAAAATTTCATTCACGTTTGAATCAGATGGAATGATTACGGCATTTCCAGGGCGAGCAAATAGAGAAACATTCAGACTTAAGCCAAGTGATCCCACAGGCCTTGTTCTAGAAGACGGATGGTTCGATTTCGAGGCAAATGATGTAAGGAGAGTAGAAATCTCTATGCTCGAAACCACTGGGGTTAAAATCATATCTACTGATACGGATTCAATCACTAGAGAAAGAAGTAAATTGCACGTAAGAATGGGAGATATGCCAATCAAGTCATCAACAAAAGAGTTCGAACCGACAGTCTCTGTTTTTGTGGGCGATGATGAGAGAGGTGTTGTTATGACTGCACCAGGGCTATCAGGCGCACCCAAAGTAAAATACTACTCAACCACCGCAAGAGCTGTTTAAACGGGATTTAAAGATGCCTTATACAGTCGAGACATATAACCAAGTTGAAGTCGAAGAGTTCATCACTGGGTGGATTCTTCGGCTAACTTTTCCAGAGGGAACATTTAAGTTCTACGCTCACTCACAAGGCGAGGACGACGTGGTCATCTATATTGGCCACGGCACAGTCACAATGAAGATGAAACAAGCAGTAAGAGAATGGGCTACCAAGAGAGGCATTAAGCAGGTCAATTGGGGTAGAGAAAAGAAGATAAATAAAGCCGCTAAAGTCCAATAGTGTCGCCAAACTTCTCCGCGCTGTTCGCCAAACTTCTCCGGCGGCTACATTATTTAC